CGATTCGGCTACCGTTGTGATAGCCGAATCGGCTACCGTAGCCGAATGGGCTACCGTTGCCCGAACGGCTACCACGATGGGCGCAATATCAGGAACGGCCAGCGTGTAGCGGGTGGACTTGGAGAAGCCGCCAAGGCCTTCTTTTGTCAGCCAGCCCAGCACGGAAAGGCTGGTGGTTGCCGCGCTGATATTGGATGGATGCATGCCGGTACGCTCTGCGATGGCATTGCGCGATGGCCATACGGTGTTCGTGACCTTGTTGCGGAAAGAGAACAGTGCCACCAGTACGCGGGTTTGCTCCAGGGTCAAGCGCTTGTCTTGGATGACCTCAATGGGCACCACTGCAATCAGATCGTTTGCCATTACGCAGCCACCTCGCCAAACAAGTCCATCAGATCAACGCCAAACACGTTCGCCCATGCGCCGGCAGGCCATGCCTTGACCGTGCCGTAACGCTTGTCCTGCACGTCATTGGCGGGCGTGGCGTGGGTCTTGCACCAGCGGCGCAGCGGCAGCCAGTCGAATTTGTTGCCGGTGGCGTTCTGCACAGCCGTCACGGTGGCGAAGTTGGCGCCGAAGCCGAGTTGCTCCTTGAGTGCGCTGCTTTCTTTCTTGGCTGCGCTGGCCGTAGCCATAGCTGTAGCTTCGCGCTTGCTGCCGATATGGGCTTTGGTGGCAATGGCATGGTCGCGCTCGATGGTTGCCGCTTGCGTGGCTTCGATGGCGTCAGCCCATGCGCGGGCAGCTGCGGCGGGGTTGGTGAAGTCGGGTAGGGTGAAGGCTGGCGCCGATTGCGCGCCATAACCGCCCGTCTTGCGGATCGTCGGCAGGACTTCGCCCGTCACCCAGCGCTTGAACGACTTGGCCTTTGGCTTGCGGCTGGTCAAGATCAGGCTGTAAAGGCCGGATTCATTGACCGTAAGCATTTCCTGACTTCCGCCAAACAGGGTATCAACACTGCTGATACCCTTTTCATCGTCGTCCAGGCGCCCGCAGGCCATGCTGATATTGCCAAGATCAAGGATGCTGCACACGTCAGCCGCGACAAACCACAGTTGGCCGCTGGTCTGGACCGTGCGAACCGCAAATCCTTCAAACAAGAAGGGGGTGATGCCGGCGCTCATGCTGCACCGCCTTGCGCGAATTTCTGAATGATTGATGTTGCCGACTCAGGGCTTACGGAGAACCACTCGCCGCCGACACAAAAATCTTTCAGCGCACGGTGAACTTGCGGCTCCATTGCCCCCATCCCTGGGAATGTGGCGACAACGCGAATATCAGGACACCCAACCTTTATCTGAGACGCCCTTTTTTCAGCGTCAAAGCATGTCCTTCCAATCTTCACTGCACCCATGGATTCGGACTCCATGATGTACAGCGTATTTGCTGCTTGGCTTGTTTTTTGCGCTGCAGTATATGAATCACGATAGAAGCCGCAAACCATCAGAATCAGTGATTTTTTCAAGCTATAAAAGCTCAACAGTTCAGGGGCTGTATCAACGAAATCAAAGGCCTTGCAGTACCACGCGTAGTCTTTCGTCGGCTGCGCCAGCAGAGTGCCAAGTCTTTTGTCGAAATCGGCAAGGCTGGTCATGGTGACAACTTTGGAGTTGTCGTTTAAGATCAAAGCATTCATGGAATAAACCCTTTCAAGGTCGAATCAGCCCAGCTTGCGACTGGGCTTTTTTGTGGCCGATAGAAAAGCGCGGCCACGTCGCTTGTTAAATCGAAGCCCGCTGCAGCGCGTGCGTCTTGTCCTTGTCCAGCAGCGCCACGGTGTTGATGCCAGCAGGGTCGCGGGCAAAGGGCGCGCAGAAGCGCGATGCGGAGTTGTCACGCAGCACGCGGGCGGTGCGCTGTGCGGCTGTCAGGGGTTTGCGGGGCGTGGTCATGCCGTCATCACCGGCAGGTACTGCTCAACGATCAGGAATTTCTCGCTGACGGCAAACAAATCAGAGGCAGCGGCGCACATTTCAGCGATGGAGACAAAGGGTTCAGTCATGGAATGCCTAGTTTTGTGTAAAGAACTTGTTACTACGGTGGGTATTTGTTAATTTAGTACCCGCAAACGGTTACTAATGGGCAAGATGCAGGGTATGCAAAGCACATTTGTCAAACCCTTGGAAGTCCTGCCAAAATGGATGGCGTCACAGCCAGCCAGTCTTTTTCAGGGCGGCGGCCAGCTTTTCGACCGTATCGACGCGGGGGGAGGTGGTTTGTCCATAGCGGACCTTGGCAACAGTCGAGCGGGGCAAGCTGGCAGCGTCGGCAACCAGGGCGCTTTCCTTCCAGCTCATGCCGATCAGGGCGGCTTTAACAACGGCAAATTGCATGCGAAATCTCCTTTAACGGATAGCTTATCCGAAAATGGTTACCTATGCAATAGCGATTTGAACCGCACACGGTTAGGCGGCGGCGGTAGTATTTCTAGCATGCAAATAACAACCCCTTCGCGGATCATTTTGGCGAAAAACCTTAATCGGTTGATGGCCGATACGTGGTCACTTAACAGCAATACAAAGCTGGTCAAACGCTCTGGCCTAGGCTTGGGCACCATGGGCCGTGTACGCAATGCCGAGGTTGCCGCGACCATTGACACGCTGGATAAACTGGCTGAGTGCTTTGGCATCGAGCCGTGGCAGCTACTTGCGCCGCAAGAGGTTGCCCAGCCGCCGCAAGCCGCCCTGCCACTGATCGAATTTCAGCCTGTGCCTGCCGAGCCTGCCGGCATCCAGCCATCGCCCACCGCACTGGAGCTTGGCGTGTTGTTCGATCTGCTTACGGGCCGCGATGGCAAGATCGACAAAGCCGAGGTTTTTACCGCTGCAGTAGAGGCAATAAGCAGGACTGTGACCGGGCGACGTGCGCCGCCCACTGATGCGCCAGCCCAGCCTGCTCAGGCAAAAAGACAGGCCGTCTGACGCCGAATTCAGCCGCCATGGTGCGCGCCAGACGCAGGGCGCGGTCGTAACGATTGGCCGGCACCACCAGCGCCACAGCCTCAAACCCTGATGCACCAGGACTGGCGGCAGTCAGGTAATCCCCATCATCGGACAGCAGTGCGGTATCGAACCGCACGATGACCGCCGCTGCACCCAGCGCGTACAGGCGGCACGGCTCATAGAGCGCATCAAACCCTTTGCAGGTCAAAAATCCATAAAAAGAGAAATTGACGGCACCGCCCGCCAGTTTTGCGCACGTCACCCGTGCAGAGTAGTAACTAAATAGTGTCATTGCAGTCAAGGTGAGTAGCGTTATTAGTTACAGAAATATACATAACCTGCATCGTAGTCTTTTCCCGACATATTCCACCGCCTTTACCTGTCATTTGCTACCAAGGGTTTCTACTGTGTAAATATTTTGTCCTCGCTTAACCTTTTCTGGTTGCGTTGTTAACCTTTTACGGTTAAGATTGCTACATGCACCGAAAGATGCAAGGCCCTCATCGCAGCGCCGACATGGCTCAAGCCGGAACGCTCAGTGACAGCAGGCGCTGGAGATATGCCGAGAGGCACTCGCCAAAACTGCCACTCGTGAGAGTGAAAAGGAATCAACGTAGAAGCTGGTGACCCCAGCGTGTCGGAATTTCGGGGATTTGCAGTAACCAGGCTTGCAAACGATGGATGTACCGGAATAGTCGCCTCAACAGCGGCTAGCACGTAAAAACGCGCTGGGTGTTGTCCCCAGCGATAGGTAAAAAGACAGTCGCCTAACGGGGCGAGACAAGTACCGGCCCTCAATGAGGGCAAACCAGAGCCTTGCGTGCAGGGCTGCGGTTTATCAACAGAGGAGATAGCGATGGAAATTGAAAAGCGCGTCATGAAGGTGATTGCCGAACAGCTTGGCGTCGAAGCCAAAGACGTGACGCCTGAAAAGAACCTTATGGCTGACCTGGGTGCAGACAGCCTGGATGAAATCGAAGTGCTCATGGCGCTCGAAGATGAGTTTGGATTGAGCGTTGACGACATCAACGAAACAGGCGTCAAAACTATCCAGCAAGCCATTGATTTCGTCAAGAACTTGATGCCAGCCTAACCGCCCAGCCCGGCCAGTCCGGGCGCTTTCACAAAAGCGCACCGCCAGTAAATAGCCGCTCCTGAAAAGGGCTTGAGAGGCAAGTTCGCTTTTGTGAACGTCGCACCAGCTGCGCACCAGCACCGCAGCACAACATTAAATCGTGACGGGCCATTCGCCAACCCTGCTTGCCCTTGATTGGGCCTTGATGGGAGTGGCGCGGCGTTCAACTTTTTCAACCCAGCACCCGAGAGGTGCTTTTTTATTGGAGCCAAAAATGCTCAAGTTGCAAGAATCAGAATTCCTGCGCGATATTGCCAAGCACACGATGCAAATTCAGCGCGAGGATGGGGTTTACCGCCACATCCGCTTCAGTGTGCCGGGGTCAAGCGTCTATCGCTTCGATCTGCTGACGTGGCCAGGCCATCTCTGCTACACGGGCGACATGGGGACCTATGTGTTCCAGCGAATCGAAGACATGTTCGAGTTCTTCCGCGCCGACCAGTGCAATGACGACAGGCTCTACACAAATCACGGCTACTGGTCGGAAAAGCTGGTGGCGGTCGATGGCAACAAGAGAAAGGGCGCTGCCACCGAATTCAGCGAGGAAAAGTTTCGCCGGGTCATCAATGAATACCGCGTGGAGTGGATGCGCGACCGCAGCCTAACCAAAGAGCAACGCCGCAAGTTGTGGGAATCGGTGGACGACGAGGTTTTATGTCTGATCGATGACGGGGGTGGCGACTCCGCGCAAAGGGCTGCCTATGGATTTTGTTGGAGGCCTTGCCACTATTCAGGACGCGGCCCGGAATGGTCCTTTGCAGACCTGTGGGACCACAACTTTGAAGATTACACGCATAGCTTTCGCTGGTGCTGCTTCGCCCTCGCATGGGGCATCAAGACATACGACAAGGCGAAAGAGCCAGTCGCAGCTTAACCAACCCCCAGCCCGATCAGTTCGGGCTTTTTTATGCCATTACTCAGAGGAAGGCACCATGCAACTCACCCTCACCCCCGACACCATGGCGGAATTCGCCAAGGTGCTGGAATGCCGAAAGACGATCCTGTTATCAGGTCGAAATGCCTACATTGACCGGGCCTACGACGCTGCAGCAGTCCGCGCCGTCAGCCTGCTCATGCAATCCAACCCCGTGCAAACCGGATTGGCTGACATGCTGGCCGATGTGGAAAAAATCACGGCTGACGAAAACGGCGAGTTTGCAGCCAAGCGCGAGCAGCTGGCCATCGAGTCGGACGAACACGGCAACCGCAACAAGGCCCACGTTGCGCACCTCAAGCAGACGCTGGATGCGGTGAAGCTGGAGCGGCAACATGCGCAAGAGGTGGTGTTTTGAGTGCCGCGCACGACTGCACACGCAGCCACCCCCACGAACAGATGGGGAAGGCGTGCGAGTTGCGCACCGAGATTGCCCGCCTGACGAATGAAGGCGCAAGGCTCAAGGCTGCAAATGCCGAGCTGATCAATGTGCTGCAGGCCTTCTCCGGCGCGAATGACTTCCATGAATGGCACCCGAAATATCACCCGGCGATTGCACTGGCTCGCGCAGCACTTGCCAACCACCCGAAGGAAACAGCATGAACCCCGTCACCCGAACCATGTCAGTCGGCCTGCTCGCCATCCTCGCGCTGATTGCTGGCGCCCTGATGGACGGCCCCACCGAACTGGAAGCCGCGCAGGACGTGGCCGATTACAGCGCCGCGCTGGCTGATGGCGGCGTTTCGCTGTGCAAGGAGTTCGGCCGCGTGCCGACCTGGACAAAAGCTGGCGATTTGGCTTGCCGGGTGGCGCCCGTGGTGGCGCAGGGCGGTGCGCTGTGAGTGCCGACTGCTGCGATTTTGGATGCAACCAAGGCCGCGATTGCCCGGCACGCACCACGCCCGCCGAGTACCCGCTATCCACCGGCCAGAGCCTCAAAAGCACTGAGTCGCCCACCGAGCCCGACGACATGCTCATGTATCTCGACACTGCCGAGGCTGCGCTGATCTGGATGATCGTGGCGACCTGCACCGTGATTTGTGTTTACCTGATCGTCTTCGCTGCCCAATTTTTGAAAGCCTGACCATGAATTACCAACTTTTCCGCTTCGAGCTTCGCCGGGGCATTGCTGCTGGCCTGACGCTGCGCGAGGCCCGCGTGTCTGCGCTGTCTTATGTGCGTGAGCCGCTGCCCTTTTAAATTTCAAAAGGTAAGCCAGCACCTGTTAACGCTGGCAATTCAAAAAAAGGTATTTCATCATGGCATTCGTAGCAAAAGACTCTGGCGGCGGCGACTTCAAAAAGGTTCCGCCCGGTGCCTACATTGGCCGTTGCTTCTCACTGATCGACCTGGGCACGCAATTGACCAGCGGCCAGTACGGGGAAAAGCTGCAGCACAAAATCCGCATCGGCTGGGAGTTGTTCGGGGAGGATGAAGCGGGACAGCCATTGACCGTCATGATTGACGGCCGCGAAATGCCGCTGACCATCAGCAAGAGCTACACCATGAGCCTGCACGAAAAGGCCAGCCTGCGCAAAGACTTGGCGGCATGGCGCGGCAAAGACTTTACGGAGGCGGAGGCCAAGGGCTTCGACGTGTCCAAGCTGGTCGGCGCGTACTGCATGGTGAATGCCGTCAACAGCGACACCAACGGCAAGACCTACACCAATGTTGCCGGCCTGACGCCGCTGCCCGGCGCGCTGCGCAACGTCAAACCGGCCGGCGTGCATGAGCCGGTGATGTTTGACCTGGATGCGCCTGACATGGCGGTGTTTGCCACGTTCCACGAAAAGCTGCAAGACGCTATCAAGCGCAGCCCAGAGTGGGCAAAGCACAACCGGCACGACTTACAGGCATCGCCGCAGGCAGCCGGGTTTGACGACATGCCGGCGTTTGATCCGATGGATAGTGAAATCCCGTTCTGATCTGACGCCAACCCAGCAACCCCAAACCCGCCTAGCGCGGGTTTTTTCTTGGAAGAACGAAATGAGCAGCCTTTACCAACTCACCGCCAGCTACCGCGCCTTGCTCGACACGCTGGCCGATGGTGATTTTGACGCCGCCACGATCTCAGACACCATCGAGGCATCGGGCATTGTTGACGACATGCAGGACAAGGCCCAGGGGTATGAGTATGTCGCCCGCAGCCTGGAGGCAGAAACCCCGGCGATGATGGCTGAAATCGAGCGCCTGCAGGCACGCATTGCCAGCCGCGCCAAGTCGGCACAAGCCCTGCGGGAAAGCCTGCTGACGCACATGCGCGGCGCTGGACTCGACAAGATCGAAAGCGCCATGTTCACATTCAGCGTGCGCAAGAACCCGCATTCGGTCGAAATCAGCGATGCCGCCGCACTGCCGCCAATCTACTGGCACTTACCCGAGCCGAAGCCACCCGTGGCCGCGCCCGACAAGAAGAAAATCATAGAGGCGCTCAAAGCCGGGGGTGACGTTCCTGGCGCACGCCTTAGCTTTTCCACAAGATTGGAGATCAAATGAATATTTGCACAATTTCAGGCTGCACAAAGAGACATGAAGCGCATGGCTGGTGCGACATGCATTACGCAAGATGGAAAAGAACAGGCGACCCTTTGGGGTTATTAACGGCCGAGCGAGGAACGGCCGTTAATGGCAGTGGCTACAAGGTCTTTGGTAGTGGGAAGGAGCACATTGCCGTTGCAGAAAAAGCAATGGGAAAGAAGCTCCCTAAGGGCGCGGTTGTTCATCATGTAGATGAGAACCGTCTGAACAATTGCCCAACAAATCTTGTAGTTTGCACTCGCGCCTATCACATGGTTTTACATGCGCGAATGAGAGCAATGGCTGCTTGTGGAAATCCAGATTGGATCAAGTGCACATTTTGCGGTACGTATAGCGACCCGCTAACTATGTGGACCAGCCCAGTCAGGCGACAGGGCTACCACAAAGAATGCCGCCGAGAGCGCAAGGCCGCGCTGCAGGCGGGCGAAGCCGTCCCCGGCGCCCGCCTTGTTCAAACCCTTAAATTGGCCATCAAATGACCCGCTACTCAGAAAAAGGCATAGCCATGCGCCAGCTCATCATGGACGAGGCCGCCAAACCCAACGGATTTAGCTACCCGCTGGCCTTTGCTGCCGGTTTTCCGCAATCCAACGCCAGCAAGACCTGTTTGCGCCTGGTGTTTGAGCGTCTGCTGTTTTCCGCGAAAGTGCCCGGCCATCCGGTGACATTTCACGCCACCAAAGCTGCGTCCGATGCATGGATGGCCGCTACCGTGCCGCGCCTGGTCAATGTCGCCAAGGGCGTGTACCCCGAGCGCAAAGCCGCTGCCGACCGGGCGCATGTGCTGGAGCAGGCCGCAACGCACGAGGGGTTCGATCCACGCACCGCACACGGCGCCACCCTCAAGACTTGGATGAAACGCTGCTCAGAGCACATCAAAGCCGGACGGATTTACGCCACCCGTGGCCGTGGCGCCGATGTGCGATTTTTCGCCAGCGCCGATGATCTGATCGAGCGCAATGCGGCGCATGAAGCCGAGAAGGTTGTATTGCGCAAAGCAGCGAGCGAGCGTAAAAACGCAGCGCGCCGGGTGTCTGTCAAGCCGACGAAGGTCGTGCAGCGCACAGGCAGGCAAGTGCAGGTCGTGCAGCGCAAGGCGTACACGCCGCCAGCGCCAAAGGCTGATGCCGTGATTGTTCACACGGCGCGGACAATGTACAGCAGTCGGGCGATGGGGTTGGGTCGCTACGAGGTCGGAAGTAAACCCATGCAGCGCATCGGTGACGCTGACTGGTCTATGAGCGTGGGGAGTGCGGCATGAAGCGAAAACAGCCGGTCTACATCTACACATACGGCCTCCTTGATGTGATGATGGCGAGCGCCACGCAGCCACTACCCGAGCCAAAGCGCAGGCATCAGCTGCTTCGCATGATGGGCGGGCTGGCATCCATCGAAAAAGGCGACAACCCCACGCGTGATGATTGGGCGGTACTGTCTGACTGCACTAATTTAATGGAGACTTTGGTGCTGTATGGCATCGTGGCTGACGAAAGCGGCCTGATTATGGATGGCATCACCGCCCTGGCCCTCGCTGGTCGCCGCGCCATGGCAGGCGGTCAGATCAGGCTGGATGGGCCGGGCATCACCGCAATGCGGTCGCTACTGGAGGATTACGCGGCGTTGCTGGAGGTGCTACCCGCACGCACGATCATCGACTGTCACCGCAAGACGGAGCGCCGCATTCGGGAAATTTTGGCGGGTAAGCGCAAGGTGCACGACATCGAGGTAATCACAGCAGGAGCAATGGCATGACAAAACAACCCGAGAACATCCGCATGGGCGCGCCCTACGACGATCCAGCATTTGAAGCGCTGTGCCGCGAAATGAGCATTTGGGGTACGGCGCAGGCTGCGCTGGCTGCTGTGTTTTGGCGGGCCGGGCAGTATGTGCTGGCCGAGTCCATTGGCGTGGGCGCACTGCCGCTGAAATCGCCCAGGCAGCGCGGCCGTGCAGCACCTGCCAAGGGCGCGGATATACCGACCCTGGCGACCCCGAAACCGGCGCAACCCATATGGATTACCCGTGCCCCGCCTGTGTCGGCACAGCCTGACCTTCGCAGAACAGGCGTTATGTTCAGAAATCAACGAAATCAAGGAGTTACAAAATGAACTGCAATTGCCAAAAAGACATTGAGGCCAAGCTGACCGAACGCCTGAAGGAGCAATTCCCAGCCGGAACCGACCACGGCACCGAACTGCAAGGCTACGGCTTCGCAATGTCAGGAAACGCTATGACGGTACGCGGCTTTATGGATGTGAAGCAATCCGCCATGGTTCCCCTCAAAAGCGGCGTTCCCAAGCTCAAAACGACTTCGCTGAGCATGTTCTTCAGCTACTGCCCGTTTTGCGGCACCAAAGCGTAACCCAACAAGCGACTTGATCCAGTATGTTAAATAGGAAAAACCCATGACTCAAGAAAAACAGATTGATTTTCCGCCGCTGCCTACAGCGTCAGACTGCATGTACCACGACCCGAGCGAGCCTGCGTACACGGCGCAGCAGATGCGCGCCATCATCGCAGCCTACCGCGCCCAGCGTCAAGCTGAGCCGAATGCAGCGCACGCCTCCATGCAGGCCGATTACCTGCTGGCCGCCCGGGTTGCCGAGGGCTACCTGCCCGACGCCTGCCCGTCCATGTCCATGCCGCTGGCGGGCTTGCTGTATGCAAAGGCCCAGCGTCAAGTGGACCGCGCTTGTGAATCAAAGCCGCCCAAATATGGGACACAAGCGGGCTTGTCTATCGCGGATGGGACACAAGCGGGGCAGGCGCCGAGCATGACGGTGGCATTTGACGAGGGGGCGAAAGAGCCGCGCATCGTTTCGTGGAACAAGCACCCGGCTGGCACGTATTGGCTGTATTCAGCGCCCCAGCCTGCCCAGGTGCCCGAGTGGGGCGAGCCTCGCATTCACAAGCTCGCTGCTGACATGGCGACCAAGGTCGCCAAGAACGCCAGCACGGCCCCGCAGTTGTGTTTCCCGTACATCTACCTTGGTCTGAAAGAGGCGCTGCTAGATGTCACCCTTACTGATGAGGGTAAGACGCCTGCCCAGGTGCCCGAGGGCGTGACGGTGCGCTTTGACGATGGTTTCCTGGTCGAGTGGAGCGGGACCATCGAGGACGGCACCTACGCGCTGCAGGCGGTGCCCCGTGGATGACCTGAAGTTTGACACGAAGGCGATGGTCAATCCCAAGACGGACGCCGATGTTTTGGCCCTGCTCGCCGAAGTGGTGGCAGAGCTTCGCTCGGTCAATGCACACTTCAAAACGCTAGCCGACAAGTGCGCCGGTATGACACCGCCCTAAGATAACTCCAATAATCTCAGGTTCATTTTTCGCCGTCAAAACTTCAGGTCCGCCGCGTGCGGGCTTTTCTCGCCTGAAAGCACCCATGAAATTCAAACTTATTACTGCATTACTCGCCATCGGAGCACTGTCCGGCTGTAGCACGGATGCCGATGTGGCATCCCACAATCTATCCAAAGCTGCCGACAACTTCGAGGTCAACCGCCGCGTCATCTTTTACAACGGCGTGACGGGCGATTACATGCTGAGCATCCAGGGCCTGTGCAGCAAGGGCAACAACGAAACCAGCAAACAAGTCAGCATCACTTGCAAAACTGGACCCGGCACTTACAAGAAACATTTTCTTGGCCTATCGGACAACGTGACGTACTTTATTGAGCAGCTTGAGCCTGTGGCCGTCGGCACGGCCAATTACGTGGTTGTCTTCAAGCCATCAGTCATCATTCCTGATGTGCGAGTGAAGCTGTGAAAGCCACCCTTGAGCACGCCCGCGAGTACGGCGCAACCATCCGAGACCAACTATCGCAAGACGGCTACTGCTGGACGGTCGCAAGTATTCGTTTCAGCCCAGCCCAGCTCGACGCCTTCGCCGCGCGCATCCGGGCTGACGAATCCACCCTTAACGACCTCACCATCCGCCTACTGCAAGACACAAGCGCGCAGCTGCGGCTCGATGTGGCCGAAGCATGGGCAGCGCGGGACGCCATGCGCGACGAGCGGGACGCCGAGCAAGAGCGGTGCGCCGTGCTGGCTGACAGCATGCAGCACGCGGAACTTTGCACGCCGGTCAATGTGGCCGAAGCCATCCGCAAAGGTGCGCTGGTGGAGGGGGTTTGTCCTGAGCGAAAGTAGGGCTTTCCCGATGGTGTCGCGTGATTCGATTTGACACAATGTCGTATCACATCACATCACACCAGGGGGGGGAGCATGGGCAGGATCATCCTGATAGGCGGCGAGAAGGGCGGTAGCGGCAAGAGCACCACGGCAACGAATCTGGCCGTCTGCCTGAAGCTGGAAGGATTCGATGTGATGCTGCTGGATGCCGACAAGCAGGCCACGGCCACGAAGTTCATTGCGCGGCGCAACGAAGCCGGCTATCCAGAGGTCCACAGCGCGCAGAAGCTGGGCGACATTTACCGCACGGCCATTGACTTGTCCAGCCGTTATCAGTGGGTCATCATTGACGCGGGCGGCAGGGATTCGCGGGAGCTGCGCACGGGCATGGTGGCGGCTGATCTGGTCTATGTGCCGATCAAGGCCAGCCAAGCCGATCTGGAGACGCTGCCGGTGGTTGACGAGCTGCTGAGCCTGTCGCGCGGCATGAACCCAGCCATGCGGGCACGGGCGCTGCTTTGCATGGCGCCAACGAACGAGCGCATCCGGGAGGTGCAGGATGCGCAAGAGCTGCTGGCGGACTTCCCGGACTTGCCGCTGTCGGGCTGCATCATCCGGGAGCGCAAGATTTACCGCGATGCGCTGCTGCTTGGGCGCGGCGTGGTGGAAATGAAAAACAGCGACGCACGGGCCGAAATCCAGTTGCTGTGCCAGGAGTTGCTGGCATGAGCGCGTTCAAGGTCACGCCTTCCCGCGTTCTGGTTGACCCGGCCAAGTTGGCAGCGTTCGCCAGTGGTGCAGAAACAGCACCAGCCGCGCCAGTGCTTGATGATAAGCGCAGGGCGCCGGCATTCAGTTTGCGGCTGACTGAGCGCGAACTGGCAAGCCTCAAGCGCATTGCCGAGACTACGCCCGACTCGATGCATGCTTTTTGTATCAAGGCGATTCGGGAGAAGCTGGGCATGCCCCAGAAAATACAATCCAAGGGATGAATATGAAAACCAGCAAGCAAATAGACGAGGTGCCGCGCACCGAATGGAAGGGCAAGTTCTGCGTCATGCGCGAGACTGAGCCGCGCAAGAGCATGAAGTTTTCACAGTTGCATGATGATGTGCTATCCGCTACCGATGAGGCCCAGCGGCTGAACGACATGCACCCAGAAGTGCGCTATCTGGTGATGAAGGTTGTCACGGTCGTAGGCTTCTGATAAACTGGCGCTGTCAATTGTTCGTACCAAGAGACAACTATCAGACCCCTTTGGTGTCTGCTCCACCCCGCAAGGGAATCATGGTACGAACATGAAGAGCAGATGCCAAAGGGGTTTTTGCTTTTCGGACTAGGTCGGTTTCTAACGGGTTTTGAGTCGGTATGAGTTCACGCAGGAAGCCTAAGGGCCAGCAGCGAGGATGCCGACGCTACTACGTTCTTGGCCCTAGCCGAAAGACGCCCAAAGAAGATGACAAGGGCACTGGGGGTTTTGCGTGGCGTTCCGTGGCTTCATTGTTGCGGGTGATTCGCCGTGTGGAGTGGACCAGGTCAGACGCTTTCAACAGCGGCAAGCCACTCAGTCGAACGATGCTTGAAGTCGGTTCGATCCACGGGACACTCAGTGCGGCTCCGGGGGAATAGCCTAACTACTTCTTGTCAGGAGTGGTTAGGCATGTATTTGTCCACAAAAGCCTAATGACCCACCAAAGGAATAGCCTGGCTCTTTCCCCTTGCATTCTTTCATTCGGTATCTAGGCGAAGCTCAGAACTGACTCACGGTGTTCTGACGGCGCCACAACCAAGGCAACCCATGCAATTTACGCCCGACGAGCTTTCCATCTTGAGGCAAGCCGCTGAAATCATCCTGCGATCACAGACGGCGCCAGCGCAACCCGAGCTGGCGACCGGGCTGTTCACCGTCACACACGCATGGATCAACCAGTTCAAGACGCCGGCCGGCGCATGGAAAGCCAAGCAGCTGCGCGCCATCGGTGTTCCATGGCCGCCGCGCGCAGGTTGGCCAGAGCGGGTAGAGGGCACGCAGATCACGCAAGTTAACCGCCGCCTGTTTGAGTCGTTCGCCTGCGAGGAATTGCCCAGCCACGGATTCGGCCCGTCAGACACCACAAGGCCAGCGATCCCAAAGCCAAACTGCGACTGCGACGTTCCGCCGTGGGAGGACTGCATTCACACGAAGGCCACCTGACCCGATTCAGGCCGCTTTTTTAGCCGAACGTGCAAATAGTTGTTGTGATTTGAGATTAACGATATACAATAGAGACATCAACAACACAACGGAGTAAACAAAATGACCATCAGCAAAATCACCATGAAGTTCCTCGGCAAGTCTTCTAGCCTGTTCCGCGTGCTGGATGCCGCCGGCGAAGTTCTGCAAGTGCTGGAAACCAAGCAGGAAGCCGAAGACTGGATCAAGAATGCTTGACCAGCAGGCGGCGGCAGACAAGGAAGCCCGCCGCATGGTGCGGCTGGCCTACCAGCAAGGCCGGACGGTTGGATTCAGCCTGTCCCGCTTGATCGACATCAAGACCAGCGCCAAGGTGATTCGGGCTGTGTACCGGGGCAAGCCATGAGAGGCGGCCCACGCGAGGGCTTCGGCGGCGCACAACCCGGCGCCGGGCGCAAGCCTGACGCAGAGCCGACCAAGCCACGCGCCATCAGGCTGACCGACCGGCAAAACGCGGCTTATGTGGCCCTTGGCGGCTCCCCCTGGCTGCAAGGGCTGCTGAACCTTGAGATTCGGCGGCAGGAAAACAACAAAGGAACGATATGAGCAGCGAACTGACAGACGAGCAAATTGCAGAGATTCTTGACCAGTCTAAAGATTGGGATAAAGGCGATTTGGGCATGACAGATGCTGTACGCGCGGCCATTGCCGCCGATCGGGCATTGCGTCCCGATGGATGGATCAGCGTCGCCGACCGCCGGCCCGAAAAGTGGAATGAGGTCATCGTGTGGCCACATCCCGGCGATTACTGCATGACCGGGCAGCTTGGACTGGCGGGCTGGGCCTATGGCGAGTACGACCGCGACGGAGCGCAGACCGTGCCGATGCGCGACCCCACGCACTGGATGCCGCTTCCTACTGCGCCGGCCAAGCCAGCACCAGCCGCCGATGCTTGTCCCGGCACTCCTGATAAGCCCTGACGGTCCCAATAGCCCACGTCAGCACAGCGCCCCCGGTGCCGTCGCTCAAATCCTCAAGCTCAGGGCACGGCGCCGCCAGGTTCGCCGGGATTGGAAGGCGCTCTGATGGCTGCGTTGAGTATGCGCAACCCGTCATTGTCCATGCACAAGCCATCGCGGTACACAGGCCGATCAATGATCTTCTCCACCTCCCGCGTGATGGTGCGGAACTTGATTTCAGTCTTGGCTCTGTCATTCTCAAATCCTTCGCTGGCCACTTGCGCGGCCTGTCGGTCATTGCGGGCTTGTTCGGCTTGCGCTTCGATGCGTGCGGCGTCCTTGGCGGTGTAGCGCCAGGCCTGCACTTGCCAGGCGCCAGCGGCCGACAGCAAAGCCGCCAGCACCACGCCGGCCGCGAACGTCTGCAGCGGAATCACCGCTTACCCTTCCAGTACGCCCACACCATCGCCCAATAAATCGCGTTCATGCCGGTTTCCCCTTTAAACAGATTTCAGCCTCGTCCCCACGCCTGCGTACCAGCCCGCCCAAGTCGGTCAGCACGCCTTTGACGCGGCCCTTTGTCCAGCGGTACAACTGCAGGCAGCCGCCCCGGTAATCGCCAGCATTGAACAGCCGCGCCATCGTGGAGCTTTTCAGGTTGCCCTCGCCGGCATTGAAGGTGAAGTCAATCAAGGCGCCGCGCTGCCAGTCGTTCATCGGCACGGTGATGACGCGATTCACCGCCAGCGCCGCGATGGTCAGGTGCTTGTCGCGCAGCGTGTCACAGTCGGCATTGCTGTAGCGCTTGCCCATGACGACATCGGGGCCGGTGATTCCCTCGCAGACCGTCCACTTGCCCACAGGGTCTAAATAAGGCGTGTAGATGCGCCCCTCATGCCACGTCACCAGCACGCCGGCAATTGCAATGGCGCCCGCGCTGCTGACCTTGAGTAGTCGCGCTCGCAAGGCGTCGTTCATCTCGGGCTCCCGTGGCGCATCGCTGCCCACACACCGGCAATCGCCGCGCCCAGGCTGACGATGTAGCCGAGTGGCTTTGCCAGCTTGCCGACATACTCCAGCACCCGGAATGCCCCTTTGAGTGCGTTCATGATGCTAACGAGTTCGCTGACGCTTTCAGCCATTGAGGCCGTAGTCGATGCCGCTTCTTGTGTCGCTGCGGTGTTTTCCGCCAGGTCGCTTTCGATGCGCCCCATGCGCGCATCCCCGTCGTCAAGCCGAGCCGTCAAGGATTCGAAGCCGGGCGCATGCACCAGGTTGCCGTAGTTGTCTTGGATCATTTGCGCCCCCGGTGAATCACAGCCAGATTCCAGCCAGCCGCAGCGACATACACCGCTACGCCAAGCGGGACATACAGGATGTGCTCCTGCAAGCCGTAGAACAGCGACAGCAGCGGCAGGCCCTTGACCAGCGCCAGCGCCGGGACGATGCCGAGCTTGTCCATCACCCAGCGCATGACCGGGTTCGATTCGCGCATGCCGGGCTGACGCAGTGCGTAGATGGTCGTTAGTGCATCGGCAAGGGATGCCAGCACCAGCGCGGCAAACCAGCCGTAGGGCGGCCAGCCGGTGAACAGGTAAATGTCGCTCAAAATCTGGCTCATGGCCGGTACTCCGGTGGCAAATTGCGGCGGTCGATTTCCTTGCGCCAGGCGTTTTTGCAGTGGTCCGGCCCCTGCCAGCAAAACAGCAGGTTGATGGGCGGCATCAAGAGCTTGCCGAACAGCTTGCCGTCGCGGTGCGCCCGGTAGCAACGCGCGCTCAAAGTCTCGTCCGCATAGCTGAGCGTGCCGCCCCAGGGCGGAATCAGGGCGTTCAGCAGTTGGTCGAAGGCGATAAACGCCTGTCCAGGGTATTGCGCCCAGGTTTTCCAGTATTCGCTCATGGCAGCGCCATCCTTACTTGCTGCAGACCCATCCGGGCAATAGCCGTATGCGGCCCTTGCTCCGTCACATCGACCGCAGCGAGCAACCCGTTGACTTGCGCCAGCGTAACCACGCCCTCTGCGAGCGTGACGATGGTCGCAGGCTGGCCGGGGATTGTCGTGGCCTTGCCCTCGGCATCAAACGATTTCAGGGGCAGCAGGTCGGCAAAGGTGTCGTAGATCATCCCCGAGCTGATGTAGTGCGTGGCCGGGGCATTGCCTGTGGCCGACAAGCCCGCAGCGAACATGCCTGAGCCCGAATCTCCCGGCGTCATGCCTGCGCACAAGGCACGGGCCAACGGGGCATAGGCGGCAGGAACAATCATGCAGCGATTGACGTAGTTGGTCATAGCGTGAGTCCTGCCTGAGCGCCAAGATACTGGCGGATTTTGGTTCTGATTTCCGGGGTCTGGGCTGGGCAGGCAATGTATTCCGGCGTAGCTCCGTTGAGCGGATAGCTGGCGAAAGCGCCAATACCCAAAGCCGCCCACGCCGACAAATTGGCATTGCGGATTTCAACGACTACCCACTGCCCTGTGGGAATAGCAGCAGCCAGTTGCGTGCGTGTGGTTGCGGTGCCGCCCGCTACATCGACGCCGTTGACCGCATAAGTCGGAGTTCCAGCACCCGAAGACGCTGTGCCCGCTGTCGCATCCATGGCCCCCAGATAGTTCGCACCGCCTGCTGTTTGATAAGCCAGCACCACTTGCGCCGCGCTATCCCTGCGCACCAACATAAAGCAGTCCATATCGCTACCGAACGTGGCCGCGCCCGTGCTCAGACCATCGTCAATGCCATCGAACTTGTAATTGATGATGCCGCTGTCGGATTTAGTCAGGGGCCTTGCCGTCGAGGTGGCCTGCGTCATGTGGTTGCCGGGAAATTCCTTCACGGACAACGAGCTGGCGCTGACAGTGATGACATCGCCCACCTGCCCACCAGCGAACACAAGGTACAAGAAGCCTGCCGTACCAGCCGCAGGGACTGCCGCAAACCACGACGCCGTACCCGTAGCGATACCAAACAGATAATCAGATGACCCGCTGACGCTGAAGTAAGTCGAACGTCCGGGCGTTGACAGGATGGTCGCTTTGGCTTGGTAGCGGCTGATGTTGGACGCTGCCGACAGCGGCACCTTCGCCCCAAATACCCCCGGCACCGTGCAAGTGATGCTGATGATATTGCCTGCTGTGGATACGGTGCCGTTGCCGTTGGATGCAACCGCCGAGCCAGCGACTAGCTCAGGGCCTGCGACCTTGCTCTTATCCAGTACCAAGCCCACAGACTGCTCCACAGCAGTCACCAGCGTGGTGCCTGCGCTGTCTTGGTAGGCGTTGGAAAACGGCGCTGCCTTGATCCACAGGCCGGTCGTGAAATTGATCTGTGCGGGGGTCCAGAGGGGTGCGCTGGCGCCGATTTGTCCAGAGCCGCCCATGCGGCCCATATGCAGGCCAAACATCAGGCGGCAATCACGGCGATTTTCAGCGAGCCGCCAGCGGGCACGCCGAAGTACTCGGACTGGCCGGCAGCGAGCGGCAAGGAGGTTGCCAGCGCGGTCGGATTCGTGCCCGCGAGGATGCGGCAGGCGGTGTCCGTGGCGACGCGGATCAGCGTAGTGCTGGCGTTCAGCGCGATAGATTGGGCGGAGCTGGCGCCGATGGTGATGACCTGGTTGACGGTGGCGGGCAGTGCGGCAATGGGCGACAGGCCACCGCGCTCGTTCGTGGCAAGGCCAGAGAATTCGGAAATCGTGAGTGTTGGCATGGATGGCTTTCAGTGAGACAAAAGAAAAGCCGCTCAGTGGCGGCTTGAGGCGGTAGTTATGACGGTCAATTAGGAATGTCAGTGGCGCTGACGGACAGCGCGTACCAAAACGCATAATTGCTGTCATATCGAAAGCGCGCCGTGCGGTTAAACCCAGTCGCAGGGTTGGACCAGCCGGCCAGCTTGAATGCCGAACTCCAGGTCACAGCCGACGCCGCGCCGCTGATGTTGTGGACCGTGACATCGAGTATTTGGTTGTCACTCGGATTGGTCGGCGTGCCGATGGTCAGCGTCGCACCGGTCGCCGATGCAACGCAGTAATCCGTCACAGCCGCATTAATGGCTACCGTGGAGCCAGCACCAAGCACGTTGTTGGTGCGCACACGCCCTCCGGAATCTGGAATCACAGTGGCCGTCGAAATGTTGTAGGCGCTGCGCCACACGTTGCGCGTGCCGGCGTTGGTGATCGTGGCGCCAGGGCCTAGCATCTTGACGCTATCCACCGTGTTATCCCGGCTCGCCGCGTCAAAGTTAAAGCCGCTCGTGATGCCGCCGTAAAAGCTGTTATTGGCCGAGCCGAGCACCTGCACGGCCGGCGACGCGTAGCCCGAACTCAGACCGATGAAGGTATTCGAGGTGGCCGTGGCTCTCAGCACAATGTCAGCCGTCGAATTAACCTCCAGGTCCATGCCGATGACAGTGTTGCCCAGCGAGGTTTGCCCGATGCTGACCGCTGCACCGAATTCAATGCCAATGGCGCAACCTTCGCTCGTGCCATTGATGAAAACGGTGTTGATGGCCGACAGCGCCTTGATGCCGGCGCCCGTGACGTGCTCGATGCTGGGATTCGTGAAGGTGTTGGCTGAAGAACTCGGGCCGTCGATCAGCACCCCGTTGACTGGCGTCGTCGTGAAGGCTTCGACGTTTTTGCTACAGGTGTAATCGGTGAAGCTGCACAACTGCGCCCAGGCCAGGTGTAGGCCGGCGCCGGTCACATTGGTAGCGCGGATGTTCGTAAAAGTGGAGGAAATCACACCCTTGAGGATCAGGCCATCGGCGCAGAACCCGCCACCATCCAGAATCAGGTTCTGCAGGCTGACGCCATAACCCCAGGCTGCGCCGCCATTGGTCAGGTCAACCTGCATCACGTAGCTGGCGGCTGCTGTCAGCTTGATGCGCGTGCCGGGGTCGGCGGTGATGGTCACGGCCGATGTGAAATTCAGCGGCTGCGAGGTGTGGTAAACGCCCTTGGGAAAGTGGATGTGCGCGCCTGCCATGGCGGCCGCCTTGACCAGAGTCAGCGCGGCCGTGTCGTCGGCGATGCCGTTGCCGATGCAACCGAAATCACGCGCGCTGACCGAGTCGCGAAGCTTGGACTGGATCGAGCGGCCGACCGCGCCAATGCCAGCCTGCAGGAAGCCCAGCAGTGATGCGCCGGCAGAGCTTGCCAGCGCTGCCACTGTGGCCACCACACCGCCAAACCAGGTGCCACCCACCAGGGAGGCGCCAGCCGGCCCGGCAAGGTCGGTGCGCATCATGGCGGGATTGCTGATGTGGTCCTGCGTCCACTGGATGACGCCGCCGTTGCTGGCCGAGTTTTTCAGGATGAACTTGTAGGCCAGAGTCGAATCGAGCCACAGCACGCACTCGCCACGCGCATCGAGCGAGATTGGGTTAGTGTTGGCGATGCTCAGGGCCGCGTCCTGCCAGGTGGTTGCTGGTGTGGTGGTGCCGGCGATGTAAGTCTCCAGTGTGCCGCCTACCATAGGCACGCCGTTGGCGGAAAATTGAAATTTCGGGATTGCAGCGATAACACTTGCCATGGGTTTTCTTTCTGAAATGGAAAAAGCCCTGGCGGGTGAGCGCACAGGGCTTACAGTTGCGGGATGGAATTTACTGACTATCTACTCTTGAAGGCGCTTGTCGTCGTGGTGCTGGCGGCGGGTTACGCCTTCTGGAAGGGTCTTACTGGGCGGTAAGCACCGGGAACACATTGGCACCAGCCGCGCCCGCGCGGTTCATGTACTGCAGCAGTGCATTGCCCTGCACCGTGCCGGGTTTTAATGCCTTGGCCAGATCGTCGGGGTTGGACAGCAGCTTTGCCAGCGCGTTGTTTCGTGTCTTGCCGGCCGTTTCGCGCAAGCCCGTCAACACGGGCGCAGTGAATGCGCCAACGAACGGAATGCGCGTGGCCAGCACGCCCAGCACCTTGTTATCCAGCACGCCCAGGTCATTGAGCGCGGCGAGCTTTTGCGCCGTGTCCGAGCCACTGACGCGGCCCAGGTTCTCGGCACGCAGCCCGCGCTCGACGGCCTTGCCGACTTCGCCCAGCGTGGCGTTTTCCTGCGGCGTGAACAGTTCGCGGTTCGCGCCTGAGCGGGTTTTGAGCCACTTGGCATACTTGCTGGTCAGCTCGTCCGATGCGTTCGCTGTGCTGGCGCCTTCGGTCACGGCGTAGCGCTTCATGTCGCCGATCAATGCCGGCTGGTCGCCCACCAGGCGATTGAGCGCCTTCACGTCATCGACCTGAGAGCGCCGGCCGCTGTAGAACTTGCCGGGAATCTCGGCGCCCTGAATAGCCGTCTGACCATCGGCCCCCTGCCGGAACATACCAATTTGCGGCCCGGTTTCAAATTTCAGTTTCTTTGCCCCATGGGCGGCCAAGGCTTCGCGGTAGGTGTCCGCCATGTCCTGCATAAACAGCTCGTCAGGCCCAGCGTTGCCTGCCGCCGCGCTGTTAATTTTGTCGTCAATGGCTTGAATCATTTCCTTCAAGGCCGCGCTTTCTTTGGTCGCCCCCTTTTTGGCAACAATTTCCTTCCACTGCTCATTGATAGACGAACGCAGATTTTGCACCGTGCGAAACGGCACCGCCTTGCTGATCGTCTCGGCACCCGGCAAGTCGCCAGCCGCGTTATCCGCCATGCGCTGAAAACCCGCCTCCACATGGTCGGCCGCGTAGGCATTGCGCCCGCCGCCGTTGCGCAGCATATCCAGCAGCGTTGCCGGGTCATCGTCGGGGATGAATCCGCGCTCGTGCATGGTGGTCGCCATGGCTTCGATGTCGCGCCCGTTCCTGGCCACCAGCCCGGTCGTTTTCGACTGCTTGCGGCCCAGCTCGGAGATTTCCCTGCCCAGGTACTCGCCGGGCCGGATGCCGCCCTGGCTGCGCACCGCCTGTTCGAGTGATTGCGTCTGCCCGGCCGATTGCGGAATGGCCTTGATGGCGGGCAGTGTCTGCATGCCGACCTGTTCAGCCGTGCGAATGGCGTCCGCCGCCTTGCTGCCCGTGCCGAACGTGCCCGGCCCAAGGTATTCGGCAGAGGCCGATTTCATCCGGTCAATCGGCAGGTTCAGCGCGCTTTGGTCGAATGGATCGACCGAATCAAACAGCGCCCTCACGCCCTTGCTGGCCTGTTCCCGTGCGGGCACGGCGTAGGACTGGATTGCCCCGCCCGCCCGCGCCGCCGCATCCTGCACGCTCAGGTCGATCGGCGCAACCCGTTCGAGCGCCGCGCGCATCTGGCCCTGCTGCACCCGCTCGGCGTCGCCGATGGCATTGGCCCCGGAGGTCTTGAGCGTGCGCTGGAGCTGGCTGACCGTGGGGTCTTGCAGGATTTGCGGAACGGTCTTTTGGTAGCCCGGCAGCATGTTCGGGCCTTGCTGGCTCAGTGCGGCGCGCAGTTCTTCGGGTTTCATGCCTGTGAGTTCGGCCAGCCGGTTTGCCAGCTTGACCTCTTGCGGCTGGCGCATTGCACGGATGCCACGGCCCGCAGCGCCGACCGCCGCGCCGATGCCCTGTACCGCCACCGGCAGCACGCCGCCAATGAGCGCACCCGTGGCCGCGTCATCTGGGTTGACCATGCCGGCCGACACCGCGCCACCGATGGCGCCACCCGCCGCACGGATGCCCACATCGGCCGCCCGCCCGCCGAGCGTGGTCGCGGCCTGGCCGCCCAGCGTGAAGCCGCCCGACCGGAGCACTTCGACCAGCTGCGCGGCGCGCGGCACATTGGCCACCATGCCCGGCGCCAGCCGCGCCAGGCCGTTGCCCAGCGCGCTGCCTGCGCCGGCCGTGCCGGCAATCTCGCCGCCCAGCTTGCCCGCGCCATAACCCAGCGAATCGGGCCGGGCGCCCCGGCTTTCTAGCGCCGCGTCCATGCCCTGGCGCCGCGCGGCATTGTCCGCACCGGACTCGAACGGGCGGATCAGCGTCGCGCCGATGGAGCCCGCGCCGCGCAGCGCGCCCGCGCCCAGGTCCACGCCGAACTGCTTGACATCGCGCAGGCCACCCAGGGCGGTGTCCAGCACGGTGCCGGCAAACGACTTCTCGGGCGCGGCCTTGGCCACCGGTGCGCCGCGCATCTTGCGGATCTCATCGGCAAACACCTTGGCATCGTCGGCATTCCCAGCGGCATCCGCCTTGATGAGCGCGGCATGGAGTTGTTCGAGTGTGGCCATTATTTGTACTTCTCCAGCAAGCTATCCACACTGGCGGGCGCCGATTTTGTAGTGGTTGCCTCGGACGTTCCGCCGTAGTTGCGGTTGATCGTGTCTACCTCCATCAGTCGCAGATTCTTTGCGCGTGCGTTGATCTGCTTAATTTCGGTCATGCGCTGCTGCACCAGCTTGGTATCGTTGATGTTCTGGAACAACTCGTTCCAAGCGCGCTGGGCGTCGCCATCAGTCTGCACACCTTTGTTTAGGCGCAAGGAATCATTGCGCAGCTTCTCCATTTCCGACTTGAAACTGGACAGGTTGCGACTGCCCTCGGTGGATATGCCGGCAGCGTTTAACGCAGAATTGGCCAGATTCGACGCCGGGCCAAAACTGAGCTTCTTGTCAGTAATGCGCTTTTCCACTACGCCCAGGCGCTCATTGATGCCCTCTGCTGTGTCGGCCGCATCCTGCGCCTCAATGCGCAGCTTGAGTGCCGCCACCGGCAGCGGCTTGGCTGGCGCACCCGCTGCGCCGGGCTTGGTTTTCTCAAACTCCAGCCGTTCGCGTGACAGGCCGTGCGATTGCGCGGCCCGGCCTTCAACCATGTTTTGCCCACGAATCTGGATTTGCTGGCCGTTAGCGGTCAATCCTTCGGTGGTGCGGTTGTGCCGGCCGGTTTCGTCAACCTTTTTCACGTCCAGGTCATAACCCTGCTTTTTCCAATACTGCTCCAGCCGCTCTTTGTTCGTTAACCCCTCCTGCACTTTTTGCGCGATAAATGCTGGATCGTAGTTCGGCTGCATGCGCGACACATCAAGGCCGCGCGCCTTTGCCTCAGCGCGCGCCCGGTCGTAGCTTGGCTGGTCGGTGACGCTGGCAAGCAATTGACTGGCAATCGCCATTTGCTGCATGGTGGTCTCCAGTTGCGACTTTTCGGTCGCGGCCTTGTCTTTTGCCAAGTCTGCGGCCGACTTGGCATAGGCGCCCGCCTCCTTGCCGAGTCCAGCCTGATACAGCGCGTTGGTGTTGGCCGTGCTGTCGGCGCCAAACTTGGAATAGACGCCGCGCAAGGTGTTCTGGTCGGCCACGCCGCGCGTGTATTCGTCCATCTTCGCGCCGTTCACCAGTTCGGCGAGCTTGTTTTGCCGGCCCTGCGAGGCTTCGGCGTCGTATTCGGCCACGGACTTGACGCCCCGGCCGGCGAGGTTGTAAATGCTGCTGTCAATAGCCATGTGTACCCTTAGAAGTTCTGACCAAGGTCTTGATTGCCAAAGATCGAGCCTGAGCCGAAGCCGCCGCCGCCACTGATGCCAGAGCCACCATAAAGGCTATTGGCGCCGCCGTTGTACTGATTGAAGGCCGACACGCCGCCATTGAGCGAGTTCTGCCAGGCATTGCCCTGCGCCAGATAGGCCGAGCCGCGTGCATTGCCCACGCCCTGCTGTGACTGGCTGATATTGTTCGCCATGTTCTGCCCGGCTGCGCTGACCTGGTTGGTCGCCTGCTGGCCCGCGCCCGACAGACCGGCGAGCTTGTTGTACTGGCTGTTCTGGTCGGTGTTGAAGCGGTTGTAGGACTCGTTCGCCTTGGTCGAGCCGTAGTCGTTGCCGAAGCGGGTAAGCGCCTTGAGCGTGGCGCCAGACAGCATCGAGCCGCCCGCCGCCGCTTGCCGGTTAATCCCCTTGGTGCCTTCATTGAGGCCAAACTGCAGGCCGTTTTGATACACCGGATCGGCGTTCAGGTCGGCTTGGCTGAAGCTGCGCCCAAACTGGCCGCTGTTCATCAGGTCGGCCAGCTTGTTATTCGCCTGCACGCCAGTCTCGCGGAATGGCGCGTTGTCGGCGCGGGTCGTGTCGTACTGGTAGCGCTGGGTCGCATCGGACTGCGCGGCGGCGGCCGATTGCGCGTCGGCTGCGTCGCCGGCGGCGCCGGAGGCCATCATGCCGCCCGCCAGCGCGGTGCCTGCCATTAAATAGGTTCCTGCACTGATGCCAAAAGCCATATTAAGCCTCGATTCTTTCCGCTGCCGCATTGGCCGCAAGTTGCTTGTTGTCCGCACCGCCCAGCAGTTCGGACGCCTTGGATTCGGTGAAAAGCTCTGTCAGCTTGTCGGTGTCGGTAATGTTTTCAGGGTTTGGCAGGAAGTTGGTCCAGCGCGAATCCTCCAGCGCAAAGACGGCGTTTTTCATGCCCGGCTTGCAGGTAATGGTTTCTCCCGCCGCCACATCGCGCCAGCCGCCATCCGTGCTGACGCGCAGCCGGCCCATGCTGACGACAATCAGGTGTTCCGTCTTGTGAACGGCCCCGGTCACGGTCACGCCCTTGGGGATGGTCATCTCGCGGGCATACAGGCCGGGCGCAAAGTAATGCCGCACCGGGCAATCTGCCTGCGGCAGGGCCAGCATGGCGCGCTCCAGGCGTTCGGCCTTCTCGCGCTGCGTGACTGCTGGCTTGACGCTGAAACCGGGGCCGTAGGTCGCTTTCATGGTTACGGCGTTGTCACATAACCAGATGCCACCAGCGTAAGGGCTGCAGCCGCATCGCTCAGCGCTTGAATCGTGCCGCCCGCTGCCAGCGTCTGCCCGATGCAGCCCGACACGTTGAAAGTCTCGCCCGGCGCCACCACGCGGCCCGAGCAGACGACATTACCCACGCCTGCGGCGCCCCCCGATGGCACCAGGTGGATGGTGACGGCTTGCGCTGTGGCTGTGGTGTTGGTCACGCTGGCTGCGCTGATGGTGGTCAGGCTGTTGGCTGAGGCTGCGTAGTAAATCACCGCGTCAGCCGTCAGTTGCACGCCGTCAATCAGGCGTTTGGGGAGTCGTTGCATGGGCTACCTTGGGATAAATGTGATTTTCGGAACCGCTGCATAGGTCACGCGGATGGCGTCGCCGGTCAAAATGGACAGCATGGAAGTGAGCAGACCCACATCAGTAAAGGTCGCGCCGCGTCCGTACTCCTGCTTGCTGACCGTGCCGCCCGTCACGACAAAATAGCCGTCCCTGCCGGCCCGATAAGTGAACGGAGAAGCGCTCACAGCCACGGACTCAGGCGCCGTCATGGCGCGGTCGGGTATGGGTTGCATGACCATCTCGCTGACCGATGGCGCATCGACGGTGCTGGGATCGGTTGACACCAGGGTATCGCCACTGCTGCCACCCAGCACGCCACCCGTGCGGCTGATGATCTCGATCAGCGAGCGGTAGGCCTCTGGCGTCAGCGTGCCGTCCGCATTGACGAAGCGGATGCGTGTGGATAGGTTGATGGCGGTCATACTGTGCCTGGCTCGCCTTCGACCACCGCGCCCAAGATGGCGAACCGACAGGGATCGGTGAAAGACAGCTCCCAGACGCGGTTTCTGCCACTGCCGAGCCGGTTGAACTTGGCGCGGGCGCCGTATTCACCGACTTTGCCCACCGTGGCGCTTTTCTCGTTGCTCCAGGTGTGACCGCCATCACTTGAATAGCGCAGCATCAGCTTGGGGTCCGATCCTTGCCCGACAGCCAGGCCTACGCCGGTTTCCATGTCCACCTGCAGGGATGAATAAAACAGCCGGTTTTGCAGCCCTTCGGTGGTCGCCGTGGTGCGAATCCTTTTGATCGGCCCGCCGTCATCTGTGAAGCAGTCAAGATCGAGCGCATAGACCGCACCGGTTTCATGGTCGCCCACCAGATGCGCGCCATTGAAAAACACGCAGCAATTTGCCCGCCAGCGGCTCAGAACGCCCGTGGCCGGGTTCATCCATGCGCGTTCATGCCATGCCTGCGTAGATGCGTCATAAACCCATGTAGCCTGCGCAGTCGGGAAGGTCAGCACATAAAAAATATGGCCTTCCTGCTGATAGGTGAAGGCAAAGGCGTCACTCAGCGTGTAGCCGGCCAGCGCGTGTTCGAGCGCGTGCGTGCTGATGCGGGTCGGCGTGTAGCCTGCTGCGCGCCAGACAATCCCGGCCCCCTTGTCGTCAGCACCGAGCCAAAACACCGTGTTGTCAGCCTTGCAGATCGTGCCGGCCGCCGCACAGCCGTGCTCGATGAAGGTGTTGCCGCTGCGCTGAAACGGGAAATCGCTTGATCCGGTGTTCATCCAGACTTCTGCCGACAACTCGCCAAATAGCCACAGCTCGCGGTGATCCGAGATCAGGCCCACCGTGTTATCGGGCGAGCCCTCTGCACTGGCGAAGTCCAGCGCGTCCCATGTGGCGCCATCGTAGGGCGTCTGGTTGAGCCAAAACGACTGCGAGCCGGGATGACCCGTGACGATGAAGTAACCATCCTGGTAAGTCGCGCGCTTGACGCCAGCCGGGAAGCCTTCGGAGTCAATCGCCTTCATGGTTGAGGTCGCCGTGTCGATGATCCAGCCCGCCATGCCGTCAACAATCAAGACCTGCGAGCCGTTGGAACACATGCCAACCTCGCCCGAGAAGGTGCTGATAGTGCCGAGCGCGACGATGGCAAAGGACGCATCGACCCGATAGACGGTGTTGCCCGCCACCCACCAGCTAAAGGCGCGCTCTTTCCAGGCGGCGCGGACCGGGCCAGTGGGAAGCGTGAATTTGCGCACCGTGCCGGGCGTTCCGTACAGTGCCGCGGGCGCGCGCGGGCTGGCGTTGTCCAGCTCCATGAAACAGTTCACGCTGCGCTGGGCGTCGATGTTGCTGGAACGTGCGGCGTAGGCTGGGCCGATAAACGGCAACTTTGTTTTCATCAGTCAGCCACAGAAAAGGAAATGACCTCAGAGGCAATCGAGCTTTCCAGTGCGCGGGCCTTCTTGGCATCCCAGCGTTGGGCGATCTCGGTGCGCTTGTCCTGCGGCACGCCGAATTTCAACGCCAACTCACTCGCCACGCCGTAGCCCAGCGGGTTGAGCCAGTAAAGCGGCAGCATGGGCGCGGCGATGATCTCGACATCCGGGACTTCGCGCTGATATTGCAGCGTCAGCACCGGGTTGACCGATGGCACGGGCCACAGCAGCAGCTCACCCAGCGGGTTCATGCAAAAGTGTGTGGCGCTGCCGGCCTGCGTGCGGTCAGGCACGGCCAGCCACTCGGCATGCGTCAATTGCATCAGCCGCACCCTGGCGCCGCTGGCGGCACTCCAGGCGACCGGGTGGCCGTAGTAGTCGTCAGGCAGCGCCACCGCTTGCACGCCATCCCAGGCCAGCGCCACTTCGCCAGACAATGCCGGCCAGTGGTAGCCCATCAGCGGCAACTCTTTCAGCACGCCATTGAGTGCGCGCAATGCCGTCTGCATGTCGCTGCTGCTGGCGGTTTCGCCGTCCGCAATCACGCCCAGGTGCTCCAGGGCGTCGGTGCAGATATCAGAGGCGGCGAGCGTCCACGGGCCGCCGAGCAGGACGATGGCCATTTACAGCGGCTCAGCAGTGAAGGAGTAGCGCGGGATCTTCACGGCGCGCATCTTGTCGTCGTCGCCCTTGACGTGCGTGTCAATCACGGACGATTTCAGGACGTTCAGGAAATTCTCATCAATGACGACCTCCACATCACGGCGGATTTGCAGTAACTGGAAGTTGTGCCCGATCAGTACATCCCCCTTGTCGCCGCCCTCGCCCTCGCTATGGACGGTGATTTTGTATTTGCGCAGCGCCTTGACCTTGGGGGTCTTGGCGTTGTCTTCTTTGATTTCAGCTTGTTCACTCATGGGTGTGTCCATAAAAAAAGCCAGCGGGTTAGGCTGGCTTTTTGGGGTTTCAGAGGTGATTACAGGGATGCGCCACTTTCCAAACGAACGAGCCAAGCTTCGTTCAAAATTTTGGTGGTTGTCACGGCCTTCCAGCCCACGGAGCTGCGCTGGTTCAGCGGATCAGCCGAACCGGCAGAGCCCAGCGGCTTGACGATGGTCTGCATCGCTTCGCCGGACAGCGGGCACACGCCGTAAGAGTCAGCGGCAAAGATCAGCGTGGCGTACACGTCGAAATTCACACCGTTGTTCTTGTAGAGCGCGGTCCCTGCTGCGCCACCGCCTGCGAACACCTTGGCGCTGGTGGATGAGATGAAGCGGATGTTCTTGTACGCGCCGATCTCATCTTCCATCACGCCCATTTGCGCCGGGTAATCCGATACAGGTTTGAAGCCGATCAGGTTTTCCAGGTCAAACTCGGTATCCGGGTGAGCCACGCCGATGAATGCCTTGCGCACTGCACCCGTGCCGACGCCGGTCGATGGCGGGATGCCCTCCTTCATGAACTTGGCGTTCTGGTTCTTCAGGAAGCGGATAGCCTTGTCCAGGTCAGACGCGGTCAGCTTGTTGTTGACGTTGACGCGAGCCGCCACGCCACTGGCATACGCCACGTTGGTCCCAGCCACCAGTACATCGCGGCGGATCAGGTCAATCGTGAGGCCTGCCTGGTCGCCCAGAACATCGGTGGCCTCGGTGATTACTGGGTCTTGGTTGACCATATCCACCACATCCGAGAGCGTGATGAAGTCGCCGTATTGCGCCAGCGTGGCGGTGATGTCGGTCACAGCTAGGCTGGAGCCGGCAGGTGTCACGCCCTCGACGAGTGGCGTGGTCGCAGCAGCCAGGGCCGAATAGCGACGGAACTTGATCTGATTCCCAGATTTCTTGCTGATGGGGCGCTTCTGGCCGAAACGGCCGTGCACCTCAGAAGGCTTGGCGCGCTCCAGCAGGTTGCGGTCGTAAAAGGCTTGCGTGCCGGGTGGGACTTGGGTGATGGTGGTGGTTGGCATGATTTACTTTCTATCGGGCTAGTAGCCCTTGACTCTGCGGACTTCCTTTTGAAATTCCGCGTCGGTCATGTTTTGGAAACGACGAACATCCTGCAGCGCGGCATCGGGCGAGGACTTGACGCCCCCGCCCGAGCCTGCGCCGGGAACACTCATCGCCGACTTTTGCGCCAGCTTGGCGGACTCGGCAGCAAAACGCTTGCCGATATTCCGCTCGGCATGCGCCAGCTTTTCTTCAGTGATTTCGCGGATGACCGCAATTGGGTCTTGCCGGGTGTCGTGGTCCAGCGCAGAAAGCCGCGTTTCCAGCGATTTCAGCAGTTCAGGGTCCAGATCGTTGCTGAAAATTCCCGGGTGGGCCTTGTCAATGACGTTCTGCCACTCCTGCGCCTGCTGGTCACGTTGCTGTGCGGGCGCCGGGTCTTGCGTCACGTAGCGGATGGCTTCGGCCAGTTCTGGATTGGCATCCAAAATAGTTGGCTTGCTGGCTTCGCGGCGTTCGCTTTCCCGCTCCCTGCGCAGTTGCGCGGCTTCTTGTGCCGCCTTGGTCGCCCAGGCTTGGTTATCCCTGGCGATCTTCTCGGCCTTCTCGACACGCGCTGTCAGTTCAGCCATGGGGTCTGGCTTTGCGGCCTCGTCCTTGGCGATCACGACCGGCTCGGGCAGCTTTTCAGCCACCACAGGCGCCTCAATAGCACCAGCTGCGGGAGTGGCTTGCGCCGCCGCGTCCAATGCCGCTGCAGCGGCGTCATATTGCTTTTGGTATTCCGTTTCGTCCACTGATTACTCCTTGGGGTCGGTTGGCCCGATAGTCCCTGACTTCAATCTGCTGCGGCCTCATCGGCTAGTGCAGCGCTCAGCCCGTCGCGTTCCTGTTGGAGCGTTTCGGGCATGTCTCGCAAGTCGCAGAGCGCTTTGATGCGCCCACGCACTTGTTCGGATTCCTGGCTAACCAGCTGCACGGTCAGCGACTCGATGCGGCTGTTGATCTCGGCCAACAGGTAGGGCCAGCCGGATTGGATGCCCTGCAGCGTGTTGCCAATCTCGGTCAATCGCGCCTTGGCGTTCATGGCTGACTCTGTTCAGACAAAGAAAAAGCGCCATCTGTGGGCGCTTGTTCGGGTTGTTGCGGCTCTGGCATTCCAGGCGGCTCTAGCGCCTCGCCTTGCGGCTCCTGCTGCTCCATGGGCTGCTCTGGCGCGTATTCTTGCGCCTCGTTGGCGGCTTCCGACTCTGGCGCTTGCGGACCAGTGGCAATGTCGGGCGTCGTGCGCGCCTGCAGGCCAACGCTGGACGCCAGTTCTTGCAGTGATTGCTGATCGAGAAACGGCAGCACCAGCTTGAGTCGTTCGGTTTCAGCTTTGAAGCGGTCAACCTCGCGGCCCTGCTCGGCGATGCGGTTACTATGCTCTTTGGCTTCGTGGTCGGCTTCGAGCTTGTCCACATGGTCGCCGGCCTTGCCCAGCGCCTCGCCCATCTGCTCCATCTGCTGCTTCATCTGGTCGAGCTGCTGCTTGACTTGCGGCGGAATCTCCTGCTCGCCTTCTTCCTTGAGGATGGGCGACTCACGGCCAATTTCCATCACATCCCAGGTCTGGTTCAGCAACTCGCGCGCGTCGATCAGTGGCGCGGTCATTGGGTTGCCCATGGCGAAATCAGAAAAAGCTCTGAGTTTGTTGGTCAGTACTTCCTTTTGCATAAATGAGCTGGTGCCGGTGGCCTGCCAATCCATAAACGAGTGCTTGCCGAACTGCTTGATCTGCTCCCACACGCCGGCAATCTCGTCGCCGTGAATCTTGCGCACGGTTTCCACGTCAAGAAATTTCAGGTTCCACTCGATCAGGCTCTCGACCATCGGCTCAATCCAGAGTTCGTCAATGTTCTGGATGACCTCCTTCATGGGCAGGCTGGACGCCGACATAATCATACTGATGCCGGATGCGGTCTTGTTTAGGTTGCTGCTGTCGTCGCCCTGCGTGTACTTGGTGATTCCGGTATCGTCGTCGCTGAACTGCTCAGACATGCGGATCACATCCATCCATCCGCCTGTAATGTCGGGCTCGACCTGGTGCAGGATGGCGGTTTGTCGTTCTTCCGGCGACAGGCCCGGCTTCATCTGGTAGACCTTGCCGGGAAACTTCTTGAAATCCTCAGTCGCCAGGAACTTGGAGCGGTCCACGCTGGCCGTACCCAGCAAGCTCATACCCTTACCCTCCATGAACAGGCGGAAAGCGGCATTCGTGATCTTTTGCGGGGTCGCGTTGTTCTCGGCGACGCCAATACCCCAGACTTCATGCGGCACGTCCTCATAGACGCAGCGCAGGGCGGGCGCACGGCCATAAGGCGACTTGTCAACCTTGACAACGACGCCGCCTGCCATGATGACCACCACCTCAACCATCGGGTCGGACGGGTCGGCTTGTGCGTCGCTATCCACGGGTTCAGTTGCGTCATCCTCAGCGGAAACACCCTTCATGGCAGATGCTGGTACCTTGCCAAAGAAGCGTGCGACCTTGATGCGGTCATTCTTGTGCCAGTATTCAACATTGCCGCGCAGTTGCTGCGTGCGGGCGCTGCCGTTGTCCTCGACACTCCCCTGATTCAGTAGGGCGGTTGCGATGTTGTTGTAACGCTTGTCCGACGCCCATGCGGCAACGGTATGCGGACTTTCCAGTGTGGCCCAAAACACGCCCAGGCCGTCACATATCTCGCGCGCCTCAGGATCGGGAATCACATCCATGGTGTTGCCCAGCTCAAAATAAGGCGCATCGAACTTGTATTCTTCTTCTTTGAGCGCGGTAAAGCCGGCCGAATTGTCGGCGCTGGTTTCCTTGATTGTGGCCTCGCGCACGAACGGCCCAAACACGAAGCCCGTGCCGTAGGTTGCCAGCGTGCTCACGCCCGCCTTCATCATGGCCTTGAACTTCATGCGCCCGAACTGCTCCGTCAGGATGTCCTCGATGGCGTCCGCGTAGGGTGCCAGCTTCTCGTTCGTCGGCGCGGTGTCAAACGGCAGCTTGCCAGCGCCAAACAGCGCATCATTGATCTTGGCGCGTGCGGCCCTGACCTTGTTGCGGGTCGAGCCGACAAACAGGCTTTTAGCCTTCTTGGCTTTAGCCAGTCCCGTGCCGCTAGTGTCGTCGTCGGCCGGGATGCGCATCACATCGCGGTAGCACTCCAGCATTTTCAGCTCTTGCGGCTTGCGCGCGGCCTCCCAAGCGATCAGCCGTTCTTCGAGAAGCAGCGCCAGCGCGGAGGTTTGTTGTAGTGTGTCGTTCATTGGTTCTCAGAAGAAAAAGCCGTCAGCGTCGGCGCTGGCTTGCTCAATGGGCATCATGTTGGATGAAGCAACCACGGGGCGCGCAAAGGTAAGTCCCAGCGCGTCGGCGGTATCTGGCGACCTGAAGCCGCGCTTCTTCATATCCTCTTTGCGCTCCATCTTGAGCGCGCTGTTGCTGTCGTAGCTGTACCTGATCTGGGTCAAGTCAGCCTGCATTTCGTCGCTGTCCGGTATCTGTGCCGGTTGCGCTTCCATCCAGGCTTTCATCTCGCCCCACATTTCGGCTCGCTTGTTGGTGTACTTCTTGGCGTCGTAGGGTGACTCGGAGCTATTCACTTGCACTAGGTCCGTACTGCCGTAGGGGATCAACTCTTGCAGCCGGTCATAAACCCCTGCGCCCAGCCCGCCCACATCGACGGCCACCTGGTCGGGCTTGACTTCCTTGATGATCTGCAGCACCAGCCCGGCCACTTCCATGGTGCTTTTCTTGCTGTAGCTGCGCAGCCAATGCACCTTTCGGCCCTGGCGGTAGCAAATAGAAGTCCGGTCATCGCCAAAGCGCGCCGGATCAACCCCAATCAGCTTGGGGCCGACCGCCTCGGCGTCTGCCTTGCGCGCCTTCACTACGATGTCGCCCTTGATGTACGGGTCCAACCCAGACACCTGAAAGGCTTCAGCCGCCGTGGCGGGATATTCCTGCTTGAATAGCGTGTCATCGCGCAACTCGACAGTCTTGGAGCGCCGCCATGCCATTTGCTCTAGCGTCAGGCTGTAGGCGTCGCGGTAGTCCTTTTCCTCGGGCGTCAACTCAAACCCTGGTGGCAGCCTCTTGACATACTCAGGCTGCCAGAACCACGGCACAAAAATAGCGATGTACTCCGACTGCCCAGCCTCTGCGGCCTGCCATTGCTGATGAAAATAATTACCGATTCCGTTGGCAGTCGATTCCATGATCGACTCTGTATCTGGTGCGTCAGGGATGGCCTGCAGGATGCCAGCGGCGTGCATCTGGGCATTCGGCCAGAATCCCACCTCGGAGCCGTGAAAGAGCTGAATCGTGGAGCCTCGCCCCACCGCCTTATTACCCGCCGTCCCGACCTTGTAGCCTGAATCCAGCTTATTGAAGTACAACTCCTTGGCGTTCGATGCGCTCGTTCCAGGCTTGACCAGCACCGGGCAATTCTCGTGATACCTGTTGGCAATCTCGAACAGGTTGTTAGTCGCTTCTTCTTCATGCGTCAGGATAAAGGCCCGCAAGCCTTTGGAATGTGTCACGCGCCAGTAATAACGGCCTTCCACATAGGTGGAGCATCCTTGCTGCCGACCCTTAAGGATCAGCGCCCTGATGCGCCCTGTTTCCTGGCGCTGCTGCTCCAGCCGCTCATGGATATACAGCTGCGCTGCGTTCAAGACGAATGGCTCGACCTTGGCATCCTTGGTGCGGATCTTCAGGCACTTCGATGCATAGTGCAGGAAGTCGTCTTTCAGGCGCTGCCGAACGTCAAGCTCCTGCTCGGTCATTTGAGCGCATCAAGCGCCGCCTCGTGGTTCGTCACAGAGGCGTTCATTTCGATGCTGGACAGGCGCGGATGCACATAGGGCGCTGCCATATTGGCCGCAGCCAGTCGCTCGCGCGGCTCAGCTTCAACGCTGCGCATCACGCTCAGGATGTACTCCAGCGGGCTAATGCCTTCTTCCATCGCTTTATCAGCAATCTCTCGCGTCTTGGTTGTCGCAGCGCCAGCTTTGCGCCCCGCGTTCTTGCGTGCCCCGCCGCGCTTTGAATTGGTTTGATTATTTTCAATCATTCAAAGGCTTTCAAAGAGTTGACTAACCCCCCATCGGGCTACGCTTGCGCGCTGGGTGTTGCCGTTCGCGCTGCCCGGTAGGTGCGCTTACTGCGGAGAAACCAGCGTTTACCCGCGCTGGTCGGCGCCGTGCTCGCCGATGAATCGGGGTTCAATTGGTGCCTGCAATGTCGCAAGGCGTAAAAATAGCCGCGTGACTTGCATCAGGCGGCTGAAATGTTTAGGGCGAGTTATGCCCCTACCCAAATTCTGCCCTAATTTTCGAGCCTGTCAAGCGTTTTCACACCACCCCACAAAAAATAAGCCGCTTCATCAGTGCATTCCGAGCTTCCATCAGTATCACTGTGCGCTCTTCTGGGTCAGCAGGCAGGCGCGGGCTACTCCATACCGATGCGCCCGTGTACAGGTTTCTCGCCTGCAGCTGCAACACCGTTCGATGAGCCGGGGACATTTCAAATATTTGGAAATTGATGGCCTCACACGTTGAGTTGTTGATGGCGCCATCCACCGCGTCATCATCCTCGCGCGTCTTGTTGGGCACTGTGCCGCGAAACATCGGACTGGAGTTGATGCCACCCACATGCTGATAGCCGCTGGCCCATCGGTGCCATTGGCGCAAAAGGTCACTCAAGAGGTTGCGGCTGTCGTCAATCATGGCATCCCTTTATTCATCACGCCCAAACCCCAGCCAGCGGAAACGCCGCCCTCTGCCCAGCCAGCGCACGCGGAAGCATGCAATCGGCTACCGGCCTCAGCGCCATCAGCCGCGCATTCCTGCGCCTGAGGTTCCGCGCCTCATTGCAGTTTGACCGTCCACCCTCCTTGGGTGCAAGCATTGGCGCAGGCTTGGGCGCATCCTCACCAGTGCCAATCGCGTACACCGGGCTTGGCTGCCCCTGTGCTGCAGCTCTGAGCCAATGGCTGATATATGCCTCTTGCTGGCCGTGCAGTGCATGGAGATGCTTTTGCACCGTGCGAGCCGATAGACCGGACTTGGCCATGATTAATGACTTGGTGCGCTTTTGCTGCGAGGTGAGGGCTTTGGCGGTCATGCTGCGCCTTTGATGCCGTGGGATTTCTCAATGGCGCGGACAAAAATCCGCCTGAACTCCGTGATGTCGTCTGGCGCTGAAACCATGCATAAGGCGACTTTTACAGAGTGCAGCGCTTCGGTGATCTGCTCGTCCGTCAGCGGCTGGCGCTCCAGTGGCGCAGATTGAGGGGTGGCGTAGAGTGGCGTGCTTGTCGCCTTTGGGTCAATCGCACGGTAATCGCCAATGGCGTTATGCCCGAAAATTCGCCTGTATTCGATGCCATCGGCGCCGGTGTAGTTGATGCGCCATGCCACCGGCTCATCAGGCAGGGCCAGGGCGGCGGTCAGCGCTTCGACGGCAGCATTTGCCATGCGCTCTGATTTGTTCGTGCTGGCGTACAGGCATTCGGCCAGCGCATTCAATGCCTGCTGGTGTAGTTCGCGCAAGGTCTTGGTCATAGTGCGGCCTCTTTTGCCATGGCTGCGTCGATGGCCTCGCGTGTGGTGGCGAAGCTCTTGTGCTCGCCGGACAGGACGATGTAGTTCTCGTCCCCGTCTTGCGTCCAGAGTTGCCAGCGAACGCCCGGATGGTCTAAGGTTGCCTTCATGACAAAAGCGTCCTGCGTCAACACAAAGTCCAGCCGATCGGTGTCGGTCAGTGATTGGCTGGCTGTTGGGCTTGGCAACCTCCCGCCTGTCGGACACAGCCCGGCAATATGCTGAGCTTCGCGCTCGTAATACCTATCCGTCTGCTGTGTCGCGGTTAAAATTGGCTCATCCATTTTCAGGTTCTTTCTGTTGGTGGCTAGAAGCCCGCCCGGTGTTGAAAGCACTTGGCGGGTTTTGTCGTTTTGCAGCACATATTTTACCTTTTTCACGGTCCAAATGGTTACCCATTCGATCATTTATTTGTAGCATAAAACCCTTTGCTGGCTTGACTTTGACGCGCTTTTCATGGGGTAAATTGCGCTATCGTTTTTGCCTGCTTTGGCTTCGGGTCTTTGGCCTTTTCCAGCACCGCGCGCGCCCAATCCATGCCGTTGGCCTCGACCCTCGCCTTTAGCTCTGGCGTCACGCGGATTTGCAGGACCGGCGAGCGGCCGGCACCCTGTACGCTCTTGCGACCCTGCCCACGTTCGGCGGGCGGGCGCTTGGTTGGGATGGTCATTTCCACACGCGCTCTACAGTTGCGCCGTTGCTTTCTGCCTTTTCCAGTAGGCGGCCGATTTCGGTTGCTTCGTAAAAATTGTTTGCGCCGTTCATGTAGTAGCAGTCGCCGTCTTTTTTCATCACGATTACCTGGCCTTTTGGCGTTGTCACAGTCGCCTCAGTCAGGGTTTCGCCAAAAATGTTTTCCTGGCCTTGTTCAAACGCTGTTTGGTGTTCTTGGTAGGTTTTCATTTTGTAGCTCCTGTTGCGGGCCTGCGTTATTGCCTGCCCATGCTGTTATTGTAATACATATTCATGGAGAAGAGTAATTGATTTTGTAATCTTTTTTGATTCATTTCCGCTATCTTTTTTGAAGCGCTTCACACCCATCCCTCAACCACCATATCAAGCAGCTTGTCAGCAGTTTCCCGGCTCATGGTCGGCAAGATGCACTGCAGCACCCCGTCGATCGCAGCGCTGTAAAACACGTCGAATTCCTCCTGAGGCATCGCGTCATAGCTGATGGACTTCACCAGCGGAATGATCTCGCCCGTGCGCGGATCAATGAACGGGTCAAAGTAGGCGGCGGCCAGCTTTACGGCGGTCAGGGCTTTTTCGATCGTGTTGTACTGCTCGCTGTTTTCCGTCACCAGCGCCAGCAGTGCCATGAACTTTCGATGGTGCGGCCCATTGCGGGGACTCGACCACTCCATCCTGAGCCACGCGCCCGGCTTCATGGTTTCGAGCTTGCGCTTGAACTTGGTCCAGGTTGTCTGATCGTCGGGCGTGGCACCACGCAGGCCGGCAGCGCTCTTGATGAGCATGCACTTCACTCCGTCCGCCCATTCAGCACCCGGTCATGCACCACGACAGCACGGGCGCGGTCGTGCAACACCTGGCGCATGCGCATCGGGCTTTTTGAGTGCCCCCACTGTGAAGCGCTCAGCATCCAGCACTCGGATACCCACATGGCAGCCATCACCAGGCGCGGATTGAACGGCGGGTTCATTGCGCCAGCCAATCCGCATAGGCCAGCGCAGGGCTATATCCCAACCCCATGCGGCAAACGCCGTTGTGGGCTGTGTGGCAGTGGTAGATGCCCATGTGTTTGATGATCCGGGGTTTCATGCTTCGCCTCCAATGTCGTTCCACCAAATCCAATCGGCATAAGCCTCGGCAGGGGTTACGCCAAACCCTGCAGCTCCGAGATCCTCGCAATCACGCTTGCAGAGCCAGACACCATCCTCAATAAACAGACGCGGTTTCCTTGGTTTCATAACTGACCTTTCGGCAAAGCGCGAGCCTTGACGGTGTAAGTGGCTTTCAGGGCAATGAGGTCGTCGGTCGTGTAGTGCTGCGTCGGGTGCGGGCCTTCCAGCGCCTCGACAGCATCCAGCCCGATGCGGTCAATCAGGTTCTGGCGAAACGACGCATTGACGGTGTAACCCTTGCGAGCGTACTTACTCGACCCGGCATTGCAGCTTTTGCACTGCAGCCAGATATTCAAGGGCTCCAGCGCAAGCTCTGGCCTGGCGCCCTTGCTCAGAAAATGCCCGCCATCCCATGCGCCGCCCGGCTTCCATGCGTCGGCGCTCTCCACCTCTGCCTGCGTCCGCTTGCAGCTCATGCAGCCGCTGCCCAGCGCGAGTTCTTCCAGGCGCCGGAATCGCTGGATTGCCACCTTGGCCTCCTTGAGCCACTCGCCACGGGTCTTGAGCTTGGCCAACTTGGCGCGGGTTTCGCGCCGGTCGGCAGCTTTTGCCTTGCGCTCCTTGACCGCCGCCACCTTGCGCGCCTTGCCGTTGACCGACACGGCATGCGCGATGGCGCAATCCTCGGAGCAGGCAATCGCGCCAGGAAGGTCGGGCGTGAACTTGCACTTGCAGTTCTGGCAGACCTTGGCCTTGACGGCGAAGAACTGGCCCAGCGTGCTTGCGGGCTTGCGGCGGATGTCTTTGCGGATCAATGTCATGCCGACCTCCCCGCAAGAATGTCAGCCGCCTGCCTGATGCGCTCACCCATGTCGGCATGGCGCATGACGAGCTGAAGGTCCATCAGGGCCGTGCGCTGGATAAAAGCCTCAGCAGCCTTTAGTTGCGCTTCAAGCCGGGCGATTTTGCGCAGTAGCGCGGCGTTGGAAAGCAGTTTCGTGGTCACTTCGTCACTCCCTGATGTTTTTCTCAATCCACAATTCCGACAACTCATGGCGCGCAGGCTTGTGCCCTGCGGCTTGAATGGCGCCCCCTACAGCAGCCCGCAGGCCCGAAAACATGCCGTAGTGGCTTCTGTCGCTTTCAAGCGCCTGGACGGCGCTCTGTGCGTGAAGCCACCAGCCCGGCGTCATCGCTTGCTGGGCGTAGTGCCGGGTTGCGCGGTTGAGGGCAGTCATGCCGGCTCCGATTCGTCGGCTTCAACGTCATCGCCCTGGCAGTTCGGGCAGCCGTATTTGCCAAGCGCGCCCCGGTCAAACGGGTAGCCGCAGCCGGCGCACGGGGTTTTTGCTTCTTCGCTCATGCCCGACCCCCTTTGCAGCGCCGCGCCAACTCGACCAGCCACACCGCCAGCGCTGGCGGCGTATGTTCGCGCTCAGTCTTGCTGACTTCCGGGCGCTTCGTGCCATTGCTTGCGCGCCCCACGTCGCCGATGACGTGCGTTGCCTCGCCCAGCACCATCGGCATGTCGGGAATATCCTGCGGCCGGCAGCCGACGATGTAGAGCCGGGTTTTCTTCTCGGCGCGATGGCCGAACCAGTGTTGATGAATCGGCAGCGTCCAGCCGCCAAATGCATCGGTCTTGCCCGACTCTGGCAAACCCATTGCCGGCCAGAGCTTTGATGCGTTCGGATGCTCCAGAACGCCGCCATGCTTGCGGATTTGTTCGATAGCCCATGGTGCCAGCGCCTTCTCGTCGTCGCGCGGCTTGGCGAACATGGCGAATGCGCCCCACGCCCGGCAAGGCGGGTGCGCCACCAACGGCGAACCACCGGCCCATGTGCGCGCATCCCGTTGTGCGTCATAAACATCCGTGCCCGGCAGCGTTTTGTAAATCGAGTCCTCGCGGGCGAAAAGGACGGCAACTGTTGCGGTCATGCCGCCACTCCCATGGCTGCCCACTCGGCCGTGCGCAGCGCTGCGGCCTCGTCAATCAGGGCGGTGTATTCGTCAGCCATCGTTTGCGCCTGCGCTTTGCGAGCCACAAGATCGGCGGCAGCATCAGCCGCGCGCCGGGCCATTGCTTCGGCGTGCTGCGCTTTGGCCGTAGCCAGCTCGTCGCGCAGCATCAACAATCGGGCGCGCACCGCAGGCGGCATATCTGCAGGCATCACGCATTGCCCGGCCAGCAGCAGCAGCGGGTCAATGGCGGGCCGGGACAGGGGCAGGTAGGCCACTTCGGCGCCGGCTGGCACATACCCCAGCTTGACCGCCTTTTCGACGCCAGCGGCGCGCAATTCAGCATCCCAACCCACGGACACGGTGACGGCCGGCGTGCGGCGTTCTTCGCGGGCCACGCGCACCAGGCGCTCGTAAGCGTCTTTGAACGCCATGCGCCCGCCGATTTCGTCACCACCTTGAACGACAGGCCGGGCCACTTCCCATGCCTGCGCCATCTCATCGGTCCACACGACCGTATTGCGCTCATCCAAGGCGCTCAGAGCCGTTGCCCAGGCTTCGTTCGCACCGGGACGACCCATAGCGGCGTCGATGGCCTCGATGATCACCTTGGGCGTCAGGCGGCCGGCGTGCTCGGTGCGGACGCGCTTCAGGGCGGCGGCCAGCGCATCGCGCGGGTAATGCTCAAGGTCGCCAGCCATCATCTCGACGGCTACCGGGCTGATGGACTGGCCCAGCAGTTCGGCGGTCGCGGCGATTTGCTTCATGAGCCACATCACGTCTTGTTCATTGAGCATTTTGGGTACCTTGTTGTTTGGCGCGGCGGATGGCCATGGCTTCGCTGGCAGCATCGAAGTTCGATTGCGTCTTGTCGGCCTGTTGGGCGCGGGTGTTGGTCATGGCCTGGCCGGTGGCCCATTGGGTCCGGTAAGCCTCTGCGTTTTGCAGCAGCGTGCCCAGGGCGTGATAGCCACGAATCACGAAGGCTTCGCTCACGCGGTCCACGTAGAAGCGGGCAACGCCGGGCGATTCGTCGTGGCCGATGCGCTTGACGAATTCCTTGACGTTGCTGTTGACCTTGGCATTGCGCGTTGGCTCGATGCCGTAGCGGGTGCAGTAGGCGTCGGCATAGGCTGACCACGTTGCACGGCAGGCGGCTTGCAGTTCGGTGTCCTGCGTGTCGTCGGCCTTGGCTTTGCTGGACTTCTTTTGTTTGGCAACAGGGAGAACTTCAATCACGGCCGGGAGTGCCGTAGGCGCTGCCGAATTGGATTGTTCATTGGATTGTTCAATGGACTGTTCTGTGCGTGTAGCCGAATAGGCTAGGGGGGTAGTAGCCGAA